CACCTTTTTCAAGTAAGTCTGCACTTTTAAGTATTGCCGCTTCTAATGCTTTGTGTCTACTAAATGTTTCAAACTCCGCAAGTAACCAATCATAATGTTCTTCACGTAGTTCGCCTGGATTTTTCAAATCATTTTTACATGCCGCATTTACCATATCGAATGTAGGCAATGCATTATGTTCAGTTACATAGTTATTTAAGAATGCCGCACTATCTTGCAAGCGTCTATCAAATGCACTAGGATCAAATACAGCTTGACACCTAACAAAAGACTCTGCATCTGTTAGCATCATCTCTAAGTATAGTTTCTGTATATCGTATCCGTAATCTGTATTCTGTCTAGTTTTATCCATATGTCTATTATACTTTCTGATACCACCGTTTGTCAAGTTCTATTTTGGTTTTTGTTTTGGCTAATACTGCACCAATACACGATCCAGGGTCTCCTGGATTAGGTGGAATCCATACATTTTCCCAATCCTGTCGCACTTGATCCATTGCTTTCTTATTCAATGCTCCACCACCTGCAAAGGCTATAGCTTTGCCATGATTAGTTTTATAATGAGCATAGTTACTTAATATCTTTACACAGTACTCAAATACAGACTGGGTAGCGGCGGCTATATCATACATGTCTTGTTTTGATGTCAATTCAGGTTGCCACCACATACAGCCTCTATGTAAATTTTCTCTCATACGTATACTGGGTTTATTTGATTCTTGATTTACCTTAATAATTTCTTGTAACATTAAATGCATAAGTTCATGGCCCCGACCTTTCTTTGCATATTCAGTAACAAGGTATTCGTCACGTTGTGGTTCTAAGCCTATACGTTGTGTCATAGCACTATAAAATAAACCTAGGCTATGTGGATACCCTTGGCTATGTATCTTCTTTAGTTTGTTGTCCTTACCGTGCCATATTGTTAGGGTCTCAAATTCTCCTATCGAATCCAGACACACAACAGCACAATCATCATGGGGTTGAGTGTAATATGCATAGGCCGCATGCGATAAATGGTGTTGGGTGTATTCTATTGGACATGTTAGTCCCCAACCTTCGAGATAGGCCTTAATATTATTTTCTTCTTTTAACCAACCCTGACCTGCAAATAGTTGACGCCATGTTTTTAAGAAAGGACGTTCGTACCAAATAATTTTTGATGGTGGTCCATAACTCTGTCTAGCAACTTCTATCTGTGTCCAATTAAAGTTTGGATCATTAGGAACACTACTAAAATCTTTTGCAAGACTTGCCCATAGTAATTCATCATTATTAAATACTGCTAAACTAGCATCGTGGCTGTTACCAACCATTCCCCAAGTAATCATTTTTTATATTTTTTCCATAGTTTATGTAATGCGTAAAACCAAACAGAATTAACTGCTGGTTCTATTAATGCAACTGCACCTGCTTCCCAGATGCTTGCTCCTGTTACTAGACTTACAACAATCATAGCAATTATAATATGTCCAATAAAAAAGATTATTGCTAGTGCAAGACTTTCATCCATATTGTGCATGAAAGCATTTACTATACCTTTTGTAATTTCAGTCATCAATCGTCTGCACTCCTTACTTGTATATAAAAGGATCTCTTTTCTTGAGTTCCTCTATTTTTTTCTTCATTGCACGTTTGCGTTTCCAATCAGCAATTAAACGTTTAATCCACTTGACCATTTCTTACTCCTTAATCTAATCTTCAATTCGTTAGACTCTGCATTATTAACAATACTATACAGTGTGTATAATCTACCATACTTTGCAACAGCATCTCCTATGTCGTTAACACTATCGGCCCAGTCTGGTAAACTTACTGACCAACCTAGTTCAATTGCTTGATCTATTAACTTAGCACCCGCTTCATCTTTATCAGGAACAACAATAACTTGTTTGCCTACTTTATTAATTAGCAGAGCTTGTTGGTCTTTTATCTCTGATCCGAGAAGTGCTACACCATCAACGTGTAGTGCATCCATTGGTCCTTCACATACAATAGTAAAAACTTTATTAGGGCCTTGTTCGTCTAGACCATATACAAAGCCAGGTTGTTGTTCACTCATGTATTTAGGTTGCTTGTCAGGCTGTACTGTTCTTGCAGTCCAACCTACAATACGTTTTTCATAATAAAACGGAATAATAAGTCTATCCCTATATCCTAAACTGGATGACCAATAATAATCAGTATCATCTAAGTTTAGTCCTCGTGATGACATGTATTCAAGTACTGCCATACTATACTTGTTAAACTCTGTAATGTCTGCTATCTTAACTGCATCATCTGGTAATGGAACAGTATTAAATTTTGGTAACTCTACTAATGTTTGTTTTACTTGTATACCTTCGTTCTCTTGCATTACTGTCAATGCAAGTTTATTAATAATATCGTCTGGTGCATTAAGCCATTGTAGTAGTCTACGCATCTTGCCACTTAGGTTACGTCCTGGTTGCCAACTACATTTAAATCCACAATTGAAGCAGTGGTAACTTACTCCTTCGTTACCATTAGATATTAATCCGCCACGCTGTCTTTTGTCTGCACTGTCTCCATTGTGTATACAACAGGGTGCATTAAACGAAGTCCACCCACTAGGAGTAGTCTTACGCTTTGCTGGCAAGTATTGTGTTAGTGTATCATAGACTATGCTCATAGTATAATTATACTATCTTTTGCATATTAAGTCAAGTGTTATTTTGCCAATTTAAACAATATAAATTCGTCACCGTGTTCTGGTTTTATGGTAATAGCAGGATCACCTGATGGTGATTGTTTCCCTACATATGTCCACTTATAGCCTTGTGCTATCTGTTCATTACTTCGTTCGATAAATTCTGCATTGTTGGCTGAAGCCAGAGCCACAATAATGACTGCTAATAGATCTTGCATTATTTTTGCCCTTCTAGTTTCTGACTAAGATTTTATCTATGGTCCCTACATTACCGGCGTCGTTTGTTTTTACAAAACGTAAATTACTAAACACTCCGTTGAAGTTTACATAGTGTGGTGTTGTTGGACTTGCTAATGTTTCAGTTACAATATCAAACCAACTAGTGCTGGTATTGCCACCTAAAGTACCTTGTACTTTTACTGTGCCAGCAAAGCCTGTTGAATATATAGCGGCAGTGTGTAGAGCTTCGTTGCTATTAATTTGTGGTTCAGCATCTACTACTGAGCTTATATCATTTAAAAATGTTGAAACTGATTTACTATCAATCGGTCCTGGGAAAGCAGAGCCTATTAATTCAATTGTGCCTGATGGTCCAAATTGTGTATCAGCATAAGTTAATGTGTTAGTTGCATCAGCTGTTTTATTAAGATATACAACATAGCTCAAATACTGCCCGTCTACATTTAATGTATCAGCATCGCTGATATTAATAGTAAACTGCCCTTTATAGTTTGGGGTGCTGGTTTCCTTAATAGTTCCTGTGTAACGCTTTAGCATTACTTTGTCTTCTGTAAAAACTTCTACATACGGTGTGTATGTATTAAGTATTGATACAGGTTTATGGTCGCTGTTCTTAATTTCAAAGGTGATGACATTGTCTATCCCTTTAGATACTTTTATATTTTTCTGGTACACTTTCCTATACTCCACGTTGCCGGCGAAGCCATCTGTGACTACCACCGATTGATTAGTTGCTAAATATCTTGTAACTAGTTGCATAATAATTTTATCCTAAACACTAGTTGTATTTATTGGATTATGTTGAGAAAAGATATAGAAGAAAAATTCCCTTTTTTAAGCGTTGTTACGTATGGGGGCAACGAATATATAGGAATTATTAACAATCAGGATGCTTTTATAACAAGCATGTACATCTACACCGATCTGCGTTCTGACAGCGATAGAGCTAAGTTTGTTGAGCTTGGCGAAGTATGGTGGTGGGAATCAAATAGAATGATCCCTATTAACATATTCTTACAAAAGGATATGGAGCAGTTTAAATATATTATGATGACTATGAATAGCAAGGACGTTAAAGTATCCTTAGGACCCACAGTCAATTTGAATAGATTATCTGTTAAAAGGGTGAAACGCAAGAGCGTACAGTTACTTAAGAAACCGTCTAAGTAATACTATTTTTATATTGTAGATACGTAAAGAAATCAATTACTAATAATTGTAGGAAGAATCCTGCTGGCGTGAGTATTGCTCCGAATAGTACCATTGGTACAAGTATGGTCCAAAATGCCATACGCCATAAGTATGTGCCTACTAGTTCTCTTGGCCATATCCATGTTAGCCAAGGACCAGGGTCTTTTGGTTTGTTTCGTCTAAAGTCTTCGAATTCATAATTCATTTACATCCTCACAGATTAAGTTCATGTGTACTACAACTGCCACAGCATAACTATGGGCGTGTGCTTTTTTGAAGAAGTATCCTTCTTCAGGCTTTACCCAAACTTGATCCATAATAGTATTCCAATCACTGTCTTGCAAATGTCTTTTTGCTGGACGTATGATAGCCAATACAGCGGCCAGTTGTGGGATATTCTTTGGCTTTAGTTTTTTGATTAGATCGTGATGTCCTGATACATGAAACACTAGATCGCAAAAGTCTTTTGTTTCTAACAGTTCCCATAGTGGTTCCTTATCCATTAAGTGTCGTAAGTGTTCTTCGTCTCTTACCTTGTCGTATATACTAACATTAAGAAAGTCTAGTTTAAAATAACCTCTGTCCTCTGCTGTCTTGTGTTCGATAGTTGACAAGTTGTTTACAGGATTGTGCGGAATCTCTGTAGCATACACACCAGTGTTATGCTTCTTGCCTGTTTTTAATTTTGCCACACGATGCTTGAGTTTATCAAGTATAATAGTTCTATCAGCAAAATCAATATCAATATCAGGCATTTATATTGTCCAACTTTTTAATTGCTCTTTAGTAGGTACCATAGGATCTACTTTTTCTATTTTGCCACCCTTAGCTAAAAACTTAGCCATACGCTCATCAAGTTGTTTTTGTAACTCTTGTGGTGACGGAGTCGTATAATCTTTTTTGTCTTTATCTTCAGTCATTTATTTTCCTCCAGGAGTTTGGTTGTCCTTCTTTTGGAGTTTGCCCTATGTACTCTTCTCCTGTTTCTTGATCAATCAGTTTCCATTTCATTGGTGCTTTTGTTTTTATAACAAGTGTTACTGGTTTATCAAGTTCGTACACACTTACTCCGTTCTTAAGTTTTCTTTGCTTCTGCATTGGCAACTGCTTCTTTCCATACCTTAGGAGATACATGTTCGTTCATGCTTACTCCATTTAGGTGATCCATTTCGTGCATAAAACAACGAGCTTGGTATCCAAAGAGCTCATCCTTAAACTGTTTACCCGTACCATCTTTCCACTGAGCTTTAATACGTGCTGGACGAACAATGTTTAATGTAATGCCAGGAAAACTTAAACAACCTTCGAACATTCCAATTTCAGGCTGACCATCTACAAGTTCGTATGATGGATGCAATGCTAGTACGTTTCTTTCATAGTCATTGTTTGCTTGATTGTTTTGAAAGACAAAACATCTTGCGTTCATTATACCTACTTGATTAGCAGATAATCCAATACCCTGTTCCTTTTTCATTACATCGATCATTGCATCTCTAAGTTCTTGTGCATCATACTGCGGATTATCAAAATCCCATTCTTCAGTAACTGCTGTATCTAATCTTTCATCTGGTGCAATAACAAGTTTAAGTTCCATATTATTAATCTCCTATTCTTTGTCTTTGTAAAAGTAGTCAACTACAAATACTCTTTTGTTATGTCTTACTGGATATGATCCATGTAATACTGTGCTTTTAAATATTAATACATCACCTATACCAGGCTTGTAACATAAGTCGTGTGTATTACCTTGCCCGTCATATAGATAAGCAAATGTTGCTCCATGGAATGATGTTTTGTCAGCATCAGGTTCAGTCAAGTAACATACTGCACTTAGTTTATTTACAGTTTGATCACTATGCCGATGTGCCTTTTGCCAACCACCTTTGCGATACTCTACTGTCCATAAAGCACATAAATCTGTTAGCTCTATATTTAACCCAACTTCGTCGATCTTAGACTGTAAAAACGGTTTATACTTCCATTCGTTTAGAAATGCTTGTGGGTGTATGTTCCATTGCTTGCCTCTATAGGTGCTGGTTTGATCACTTACATCTTCACGTGTTTCTGCTGGAAAAACTTTTTTATCCCAATGATAATCAAACTCTTCACTATCATCATAGTGTGTTTCAATAATCCATTGATGTTCATTTCCTAGTAAGTGTGTCTTCATAATTTACTTTCCTTTGCTACTTCTTTTACTACTTCAACATCTGCAGGAACTCTTCTAAAACGCATAGCCCAATGCTTTGGTTCTATAACTGTATATACTATTTCTAATTGTTCATCAGTAAACTTACTAAGCATTTCTTTGCCGCTTGGACAGTTTAATACTAACCAAGGACTTATCTTTCCATCTTTAATATCTCTTGTTACTCTATTCAAACTACAATATCTAAAGTAATCATTCCAAGGTGCTTCGGATTCAGCTGACCAGTCCATCATAGTCTGTATAGATCTTTCAACTGCTGTTTCCATACTTTCTTTCAAAACTAAATCTGTTGCATACTTCTCATACAATGCATCACGACACCAATGATCAAGTTTGACTCCTGACGTAACAACATAGTCAATATACTTTTCTGGATATAAAGGTCTTACATTATTAACAAAACTACCAAACTTAACAAAAGCATTATAGTAAGGACTTGCACAAAAGTCTTCGTATGTTTTTTCTTTTTTAGTACCTGCACTTATTTTATAAAAGCGTGTAAATGCATAGTATCCTGTTTGCACACGTTTTTCGTCTTTCTGTAATCGACGTCTCTTCTTTTCACACATATGTACAGATAATGTTTTCTCTCTTGTAAAAGAGGCTCCACAGTATTCGCATTTGTATGGTTTAGATATTGACATCTTTTTTATTAGTCCCGTGGGCTTCTGCGTATTCCCGTAATTCTTTTTTTGTAGATATTCTAGCAAGTAATTCTACCTCATCTTGTTTCATGTTAGGAAACATATTACTCAAAAACTTTGTTGCTTTAGAGTTGTCTCCGTTTTTCTTTTTGTGGCCAATCCATTCATGATACATAATATTACCTGTATTTCCGCTTAAACATAATAGTTGCCACAACAACTTTTTATGTTTTTGCAATGTAAAGAAATGCTTGTTGTAGTATTCATTTGTCTTAAAAACTGCAAGCTCTTGCTTTTCTCTATTACCTTTTACACTACTAACATATCTGTTAAGCAGATAGAAACTTACTTGCTTCTTTTCTTCATCAGATAGTTCGTCCCATATGTTCATGGCACCCATATCAATCGCGGCTAGTATGTCTTTTATTGGTAATTTATTCATAATATGCTACCGTATCACTTTTATACACTTTTACATTATAGTTGATTTCGTTGAAGAAGTCAACCAGTTTTTCATTATAATGGGCTCTTCTATTTTCATAAAATACTACAGGCTTCCATTTTTGTATAGTATGAAGTGCGCCTTGTAATACTTGTAGTTCCATTCCTTCTACGTCTATCTTTAGAAGATCAACTTCTTTAAGCTCGAAGCCATCTAGTGTTCTAACTGGTACACTATATTGTCTTAATCCAGATACATGTCTTACAATACTACCGTGTCTATTATCATTTTTACCATTGTCTGGTATTGTAAGCACGAGGTCATCTTTTTTATTACCTAGTGCAAACGGAAACTTTTTAATAGTATTTGGTATTTGTTGTATAGTTTCTGGATTTGGTTCAAACGCATATACACGTTTAAATTTAGTTACATAGTCTATGCACGTATCGCCATTGTGTGCACCAACATCAATATAGGTGCGGAAGTTTTTGACATAAGGCATAGCCCATTCATTTATTTTTCTTACGCTCATTTTTATAATTCCAAAGGTGAACATCTTGTTCTGTGTTAATTTCAACACCGTCAAATTCTGTATGGAAGCAACCTATGCCTATTCCAATTTTAAGCCAACGTAGCTGTTCTAAATTTTCAACAGTTTCTTCTAAGTAAACATCTAAATGAGGATACTTAGTTAAAGCGTGATTCCTATATCCATATATCCCAAGGTGCCAATCACCGTAACCTGTCATGCCTCTACCAAACCATAAACAGTTGTTACCGGCTCTAACCATTTTAACTGAACTAGGCTTGTTCTGTTCTTCTTCACGCATGTCAGTATACAAAGTAGTAACGTCATAGTTGTCGAGTCCTTTAACTACTTTATTAATCATTGCTGGAGTTATGTCTGGCATATCTCCTTGAACATTTACATAGTTACCATAGTTTAAGTCTTTTGCGGCCAATGCACATCTTTCTGTGCCGTTACGTGCTTCTTCTGTAATAATAAAATTAGGAACTATTTCTGCAATTTCCAAACTATCTGTAACAACATAAGTGTCATAATCAGTTTGACTACATGCATCATATACTCTTTTTATAAGAGGTACTCCGTCAAGTTCAACTAACATCTTGTCAGCTAATCTTGAACTTTTTAATCTTGCTGGTATTAATATTGCTGTTTTCATTCGAATCTTTCTCTCACCATTCGCACAAACATTTTTACATTTTCTTCTGGCGTAGTTTTATGAATGCCATGTCCTAACCCACATACCCAACCAGTACGATCAACTGTTTGCATTGTGTTTAGGAAATCTTCAATGTGTGCTCTACATTGTTCTCTAGGTAGTAATAATAATTTTTCGTCAAAGTTACCTTGTATAAAACCGTCTTTATATTTCTTAAATGTATTTGTAATATCAACTGTACTGTCAACTCCGATACCTGCCCAGCCCATTTTGTATAATGTAGGCAAGCATCTTGAATTTAAATGTTGTGTATAATATCCTGTATCTGTTTGTATAAGTGGTTGTAATGTGTTTACGTAATGTTTCTTAAAATAGCTTTCACTCATGTTGCCTACACCACTGTCAAGTATCATTACTTTTTCAGCACCAGCATCTAGTTGTAAATGTATATTGCGTGTTAGTACAGGAACAATAACTTCGTTCATATATTGCGTCTTCCATGCTAAACTCATGTTAGGTTTTTTACCAGTAGCATAATTTAACAATGTCCAAGGACCTCCTACAAAGCCGATTAAACTTTTATTTGGATGCAATATTTCTCTTGTTGCTGTAACTGCTCTTGCTTGAAATTGCATATGCTTAACTGCTAGTTCTATATTACTATGATTTTTATAATTCTCTTCGTCAATATACCATTCGAACTTTGGACCAGGATTAAATTCTAAAGGTACACCTAATCCTTCAATAGGGAATAGTATGTCACTAAACAAAATAGCAATATCAAAGTCAAACTGTTTAATAGGAAGCAATGCAACTTGTGCGGCTATTTGAGATAGTTTGCACATCTGTTCGAATGTCCATTTCTCTTTCATTTCCATGTATGGTTGTTGGTATCTACCTGCTTGACGCATGATCCATATTGGTGGGCACTTTTGCTCTACTTGGTTATATGCATTTGCGAATCTATCGTTGCTCATAATTGTGTGCTACAATATCCTTTACCACTTGTTCAAAGTCATCTAGTTTAAGCATATTCGGCCCATCTGAGGGGGCGTTATCAGGCATAGGGTGGACTTCGAGGAAGAAGGAATTGATGCCAAGAGCAGACCCGCTACGAGCCAACCCAGGCACGTAATCACGATTCCCGCCACTGCTATCCCCCTGTCCTCCGGGTTTTTGGGCAGAGTGCGTACAATCAAACACAATGTTATTGTCATAATTAGTGAGCATATACATAAGCCCAGTGTAATCCACAACAAGATTATTGTATCCAAAACTTGTCCCTCGTTCAGTTATCCATACTTCCTTCGCACCTTCTGTTTTGCTTAATATCCCTTTGACATCCCATGGTGCTAGGAACTGTCCTTTCTTTATATTTACTATTTTATCTGTAGCACAAGCCGCCTGTACAAGATCAGTTTGTCTACATAAAAATGCAGGTATTTGCAGTACATCTACAACTGCATTATATAAAGTTGTAATAGTATCAATTTGTTCTACTGTATGAACGTCTGTGAGCGTCTTACAGCCCAAAGTATTTTTAATAGTTGCAAAGTCATCAAGTGTTGCGTTTAAACCTACACCTCTTTTGCCTTGCATACTACTTCTATTTGCTTTATCAAAACTTGCTTTGAAATAATATTCAATACCATACTTGTCGCAAACCTTTTTACATATATTTGCAATTAATAAACTTTCTGTTAGTGTTTCATGTTGACACGGACCTGCAATAATCTTCAATGTGATCTCCTTCCATCAAATGTACATACGAAATAAAGTTCTTTGTCTTTTCCTTGATACATATTA